TAATACTGGAGAATATACGTCTGGAAAAACTGTAGTATCTCCATGAGCATCTAATGCTGTAGGTAAATCCCAAGCATAAAACCAAACTCGATAAACTTTATCAGGTATAGGACTTACTCCAAATTTTCTAGCATCAGGACTTCTAATAACAAACTTAGGTTCTCCCCAATTTTGTGCATTAGCATCATCTTCATTCTCTGATTCTCTTAAATGATCTTTCCATTCTTCAGTTGTAACAAACCTTAAATTTTGACTAGTATAAGGAGCACTTGCTCCACTTACACCTATAGTAGTTAGATAAAAGTTATCCCAATCTACAGACCCATAATCTGCTGTAATACTAGAACTAGATTCTTTTAGCTCATACCACCGAGTTCCTGCTACAGTTTCTACATAGACATTACCATAGAACGGATCAGTTGCTCCACTTTCGCCTGTGGCTAAGAAAGCCCATTGAGGTTCTGCCATTACTATATCACTATAGGCTCTATTGATACAATCTTGAGCATGAGCTTGTATGCCTACTGCAGCACTAAAATTAGACGAAGTTAAGACAACCTCATTCAATTCCCTTAATAGTTCGTTAGTTAAGTTTAGATATGTTGCCATTCTTATTTATCCTTATTAAATATACGATCCCATCCAGTATCGTACTTCTCTTTGTTCTCTTTCGAGTAAAACTTTCCAGATAAGCCTCTCTGGTTATTCTTTTTCTTGTTCCTTAAAACAATAGGCTGTTCTTCCGAACCTATTTGTGGCATTATACTTTTTGCGTTGTATAGGCTTCATTAACATCAGGTGTTGATTTATCATCACCCTTATACTTCCCTTTCTTAGTTCTTGCTCGAACTATTTTACCAAAGTATTTTTCCATTCTTGGTCCAAAGTTATTCTTTAGCCAAGACTTATACCACTTATTAAATTCTGTTTGATCCCAACTCATGTTGTTCTCCTTAATTAGGTTTAGCTACTGGTCCACCACTTGAAAGCTTAGTTCTTATTGATCCACCAGATGATTTACCAACTCTTCCACCTTTTGAACCTCCCCAAGGTCCTTTCGTCAAACCTTTTTGACCACCACCTTGTTTAGCTTCTGAAGGTATTCTTTTCTTACCTCTAGTTGGTTTTTGTTTTTTAAAACGTTTCCATCGTATACCTCTTGGGTATTTTACTCTTTGTCCCGGTCCCGGCATTTTATTTCTCCTTGTTTATTATTGTTTATTTAATGTAGGGGAGAGTCGGCAAAGACCCTCCCTACTTTAGGATAATCAATAAAGACTACCCTTGATACTTGACTACTTTTTTGTCAGTTCCTATTTGTGCCATAAGAATTAATCAGGTAATACACCTAAATGTAAAAACTCGATTAAATAAGTCACAGTTGTAGCTGCCGTTGCAAGATCATTTGCTAAAGGTTTTAACCTTGCATAAAGTGTACGGGCTGATGCACTGTACAAAGTAGCTGCAATAACGATTGCTTCCGAAGTAGCTGGACCACCATAAACACCTGCAGTTACTCCAGTACCTACAAAGGCATTGGCTGCGTGTCCATGTGAATTTTGAATAATATACAAAGGTACATTGGCTGTCCATGTTACTGCTGATCCACCATCATCTAAGATAGCTTTTTCATCAATAAGCTGACCACCACCTGCTGAAGTTCCTAAATCGAAATCAACATCATCGCCTGAAGCTCCTGCTGTAACAATGTTACCTGCTGGAATTGCGATAAGATTACGAATAATAGTATCTGCTGGTTGTGTAAATGAAACATCATAAGTTGCATCAGCAGTTACTGCAATAGTTCCTGTAGTGCCTGAAGTCCACGAATTAACTGAATTATCAGCAAGTCCACGAACATCTGCAGTTTTTGCTGAGTTTCGCCCTGTATCCCTTATATTTATAACTGGGTTTGCCATTTTTTATTTCTCCTCTATTTAATTAAAAATAGTTATGTTGTTATTTTAAAATATAATTTATACTATAAAAGTAAAAGACATGGGAGGCTATTACACCTCCCAAATCTATTTGGTTAGTCTATTCCGTAGAATGCACCAACAAGGGCTTCATCTCTTAGTACTTTCGCACCAAAAACATGAAGACCTCTCACAATATCCCCAAACGAAGTTGGGTCTCTCAACACTTCTGTTGAAAGAATTGTGTTTGCAGTCGCAGTAGCTGATATGGAACCTGCCAAACATTTACCGGCAGCATTAGATGTGTCAGCTATGTTATTTGACTTGTACATATCAAAGCCACGAAGTTTTCCACTAGAAACTAATCCGTTTCTAATAGAGCCCATTCCAGCATTGTAGTCTACAGACAACAATTTTGAACTAGAAGCTCCTAGAACTTCGTAGAAGTCAGGACCAGCAACGAACCAACGACCTTCTTCAGGTACGTTCTGATCGTCTAATAGTCTTGCCATTCTAGACATAACGTCTAGAGGGTCATGTTCATCAGTTCCAAAACCAATGTCTAGGTTACCTGTTCCATCAAAAGTTCCGGCAGCTAAATCAGTAGCATTGTCAGAACCTAACACGTGGTTAGGTGATGAAGCAGATAGACCAGCAAACATAGTTACAAGTACAGCCTGATCGTAAGCATCTTTCAATGCGTATGCAGCAGAGCTTGAAGCAACTTCTTTAAAGTTGACATGTGACATATTTGTTTCAATATCATCTACGATGAATTTAAACGCATTAGCACTATCAACAACTAAAGATGTTTCTTGGTCTGTTAGTCTAGTTTCAGTCGTATCAGTATTTCTAGTGTACGCTGAGACAGAAATAACGGGTTCTTTGATAATCTTTACTGAATCTCCGAAAGCAGATATTTCACCCGAATAATCGGTATTTGTAATAGCTTCTATAACAGACGATTTTCTAAAAAAGTTTAAAACCTTTTTAGAGTAAACCGAAGGTAAAAAGAAACTATTAGTTTGTCCACTTACGGAGTTTGCAAAGTTAGCATCAGTATCCGTTGAGGGTTCAAAAAATTGAGCCATCAGATATTCTCCTTAAGTTATAGTTTATTTATTAAACTATATAGTTTATTTTATGATTCTGCCTTCTTGCATTGCATCGCTGATTTCACTTTCGTATTTATCAAACTCTGTAACACTCATGGCAGCAATCTCTCTTTCAGACCACACTCTTTGTTGATTTGGTTCTACACTAGTTGTTTTAGTGGAAATCATATCAGCAGCAGATTGTTTAGTCTGTTTAGAATTTGACTTAGGTTGTTCTAATCCGATATCCTTTTTAAATAAATCTAAAGCTCTACTAGCTAAAATTGCATCACTTGGGTTATTAAAAATCCAATCTTTAATAGACTCTGGTTGCAAATCAGCCCAATCTTGAAATTCATCGCTGTTTCTAATTTCATCAAAATCAGGATGTGTTTCTCGAAGGTCCTTTTCAGCTTCTTGTTTTAGTATTTCTGTTTCACGCCCTTGCATCGCATCTAATCTTGTTTGCAATTCAGCAACTTGATTTTCGCTTTGTATGTGGGCAACAGACTCTACCACTTCATAAACATCAGGATACTCGTTTTTAAACTTTTCTAGTTCTTTTGCAGATTTTGGAGCTTTATACTCTGGTCTGTTTGAAACAGCTTTCTGTATTAACTCTTGTTCTCTAGCTTTAAACTCATTAAGTCTAGAATCGTAGTGCGTTTTTAAATCATCGTATCGTTTTTTATAGTTGGGTCGCTTATAAGGTTTATCCTTATTTGCTTCTACTTCTTGTTTTTCTGCTTCAATGGCATCACTTTCGTCATGTTCAGTTGAAACAGGGTTCTCAAAAAATAAACTATCTGACGATACAAAAGGTTTATCTTTTACATCATGCCAATCTTTTTTTGCATTATAAGGGTTGGCTTTTTGCGGTTCTTGGTTCTCGGTTATAACTTCTTCAGTCATTTTCTTACCTCCTAATCAGGGCTTCGTTAACAAGGTCGCTACGTTGTGCACAGTAGGGCTTGTCTTGTAAAGGTCGCCTTTCGGTTGTTATATATGATATAGTGCCTATAAAAATTATAGGGTCGCTTTATCGCTTTAGCCACTCACAGGAACGTAATATCTTCGAGGACTTGACTTCAACATTTCTTCTTCAACCTGACGAGACTGCTTTGCAACATTAGGTATATTACCTTGTGCTGCTAGAAGTCCTCTAGTTTGAATAGGAGCTGCTCGGTCTTCCTCGTCAATTACGCCACCATGAACGACACCTTGCCTTCCATCTGCTCCAGCCTCTGCATCTTCCATCTGTTGCTGAAGTACATCAGCACCAATTTCATCTACAGCTTTCGCAGTAAAGACAAATTCTCCATCCGATAACCTTGCAGGTATCGAATCGGATATTTCAGAACCTAAACCTTCAACAGGTCCAGACCCTGAAAACTCTGAAGCACTCTCAATTACTTGGTCGAATATCTCACTCAACTTAGCATCTTCTGCGAGAGCACTTTCTAAATAATTCTTTTGTTCTTCATCTAATGTAGAACTCACTACAAAGTCTACATAATCTTCTTCCATCTCTTCATCTGGAAGCATTTGATTTTCTATTTGTTCATCTGGAAGCATTCCTAATTCTCCCATTTGATCATCTATAAGGGGAAGACCACCTTCTTGTTTAGGCATTCTATCTGTTCTAGCACCTAAAGGATTAGCTACTTCTGCTGCTTCTCGTCTTTCATCAGCTCTTCTTTCTCTTTCTGCTTGTAAATAGGAATCAATTTCATTTTGAGAAAAACCAACAGTTTTAGAATTTTTAACTAAAGCTTTATAAGCTCTATCAATTTCTTTTTGAGGATATTCATTATCTTCTCTATCAACTTGAACATTAATTGATTTTAATAACTCTGTTAATAAACTTTGTTTACGTTCTTCTTGTGTCATTGCTCGTGTACCTTCACCTACTAGTTCTCCCATTTGTTTACTTATCCTGCCTCCACTAAATGTTTTTTTCCTTGCTGCTTTCTTTTCTTTTCTTTTCTTTTTTCTTTCTTCTCTACGTAATTTTCGTAGTGCTGCACTTGCAGCTCTTGAGCTTTGTCTTTCTGTTCTACTAGTTTTTCTTGCTTCTTTACCTCTAGCACGTTTAGCCTTTCTACCTGCCTTTGTATCTCCTGTTTTAATTAAATCAGCTTTCTCTGTTTTTCCTAATTCTTTAGTTGTTTGCTTTTGTGTTCTTAGTTTAGACTTACGCTCTCTACGTTGACCTAAAAGAGAAGCAGCTCTTTCCGTTTTACGATCAGCAGCATTATCTTTACGCCTTTGTATTCTTGCTTGAACTGCTGGATTAGCTTCTCTACGTTCTTTAATCTTATGACCAATAGCTCCTGTAGTTTCACGAGGTTTAAATAATGAAGTAGCATAATCCCACAACTCCCAAGGCTCAAACTCCTCTTCATCATCTTGACCACCATCTGCATAGCCCACTCTTCCACCTTTTGCTCTTGAAACTCTACCACCACTTGCATATTCATCAGGTACAAATTTATCCCATTCTTTTGCAGTAATACCAGTCATAATAAATTCTCTTTCATCAGGAGTTAAATCAGGAAAAATCTCTTGTATTAAACCTTCCCCTGCATCATATCTTTCAAATTGCTCCACTGTGGCTTTTAATTCCATAGTATTAACTTCACCAGTGAAAGGAGATTCCCTAGTAATAATTACATGACCAGCTTTTGTACTAGGGCGTACAGCTATCTCTTCTGTTCTTCCTAATAGTGTATTTAAAGGTTTAGTAGGTTTATAAGATGTAGTACCTCCTTTGCGTTGTGCTTTTATTGCTTCATCTGCGTACTCATCAAATGCTTCGTCTGAGAGTTCATCAGGAGACCATATCTCTCCTTCTTCGTCTACTATAACTGTTTTCGGTTTTTTTAATTCTTCTATCTCTTTATCTAGTTCTTTTATTTCTTTAGATATCTCTTTTTGTTTCTTCTTTCCAATTTGTTCTGTATTTAATTCTTTACTTAGTCTATCTCTATGACTAATTAGTGAGCGTATTTTTTTAGTAAGCAATCTAGCAAAAGCACCACCACCAAATTGATATTGTTGTCTATCATTATTTAAAAGTGAACCTTTCTTTTTTGGTGGTCTTCCAACTTGACTTCCGTATGTTCCTTTTCCTTGTGGCATATTAATTCTCCTCTTTACTATCTAAAGTTACTTTAACCTCTTCCTTGAGCTTGTCTAGGTGTTCCACTAAAGCCCACTTCCCCCGGTAAAGGAACAGCTCCTGTTCCGATTGTGCCACCACCAGCCCCTGTAATATCAGCTCCTTCTGGTCCTTGAGGTGGTCCTTCAGGGCTTTGAGGGCTTGTGGGTTGTTCACCAGTGGGACTAGGCTCTTCGCCTGTTGTTTGTTGAGCATTTTGCATTCCTATAATTTGTGCAGCGATAGCAGCTTCTTCTGGACTATTCAGAATTTCTTCAGGGTCTAAGTCAAGACTAAAGGCTAATTCGCTAATTAGTTTAGACATCTTCACGAATGGTGCAATTGCAGGGTTCTGTGCAGTTTGGAGGAACATGGTCAATCTTTGTGACCTTACTTCCTTCTGCATTAAACTAGACGTACCTAGTGCTTCTATTTCTAAATCACCAACAATGTCTATATCTTCCTCTACGAATTGCATATTCCAATGAAAGAAAGCTTCCCCAAGTGGTTTTAATAAGAAGTCATCAACATTCTTTATGACTGTCTTAATATTCAAACTAGCAGCACCTAGTAGCATAGACATACCTGACGCAGTTCGAGTCATACTTTGAACACCTGTTTGTCCATGAGAATAACTAGGTATTCCAGTCTGTTCATCTGCGAGTTGTCTAAACCTGTCAAACATCATCATGTTTTCAGGGGCTGTGTTTGGAAACTTCAATCCGTGTATTGCTTGTCCGGGCATTCCAGCTTGTCTTCTAAATATCTTGCCCGGATATATCTCCATACTCTGTCCACCGACCAGTGCTGAATCATCAATATCAAACACCAGTGAACCTGCCAATGCTAAATTATCAATAGCCATTCGAGCATGACCATTCATAATTTGCTGTGAGTCTACCATATTTTCAGGAACTCCTATACCAAAGAAACTGTATGGATTTCTTTCATATGGGAATGCATGATATGGAAGACTAGGAGGAGTAAACGGATTAATAACTGCTCGTAGTAGTTGTTCACCACATACCCAAGCATTTATTTGAACTTCGTCTAAATCATCTACACTCTCAGGTAAATCAATACCAACTTCACGAGCATAGTCTGCATCCATGACTCCCCAATATTCTAAGACTTCAAAACGATCTGAAAAATCTGTTTCGGTCTTAGCATCGTCTGTTAAAATCTGATCTTCAAAATAACGAGTATTATAATTAGGACCCATCTGTAAAGCTTCTCGAATAGCCTCCTTATCAAAGTAAGGCATATCTCTTAAAGCACGTAGTTGACTTCGATTAAACTTATGTCGATGTACTATATAATCACATTCATCAGTACTGGTTGCGTTTGGATCAGGATAGAAATCCCAACAACTAACAAACTCAACTCTAGGTACTCTTACGTGGGAAGGCTTATAATCTCTACCTGCTTCGCCCTTTTCCCAACGATGTAAAGTTTTATTAAAACTAAATGGTCCTTTAATAATACCTGTACCTAGCATTGCCGATTCAAATAAGGCATTTCTTAACTCAGCAACTCCATTTGATTCTTCTAATTGATCGTGGATAAGCCTTTCTAAATTACGTGCAGCTTTCTGTGCCGGACTTATTTCAGGTGCTGGTATTGGGCTTATACCGGAGGTTAATACAACATTACCTTCTTGATCAGTATAATTATCTTTTAGTGAACTTAAAAAATCTTCACCATTTGCAAGGGTAGCTCCAGCTTTCAAAACATTGCCATCTCCTTCGTAGCCCACATCAAATGGATTTGTAGCAGGTTCTACTTCAGGCAAACCTACTTCACCTGCTTCCGGTCCTTCTATATTAACAGGAGATTGGTTTAAATCTATATGTGCAGTTTTTGCAATACCTTCAGGTAAACGTGTTTCTTTAACTGCAATAGGAAATTTTCCAGTACCAAAGAGAACATCTATTAGTTGACCAAAGGCTGCAATTGTTTTAGTTTTGGTAATTTTAATAAAGACTCTGGACTTTTCTGATTCCCTGAATCTAATTTTCTTGCCATACATACCTCGAAAGTTTTGATAGGCAGCTAACCACCTACCCTCATCACCTAGCCTTGCTCTCTCAGCATTAGAAAAACGCTTTTTAATTAAACCTACTAAACCTTTAGATTGATCTTCTTCTAATTTTAAAGTTTTACCTTGCTCACCTTCTACGTCTTCGTAGATGTGGTCAGCATTTAAAAATGTATTTTTATTTTCTTCCATATTAATATCCAAAGGTAGAATCAGAAGCTTCAAATGTACGTTGTTTTAAACGTAACATATCTGCAATAGGATCAGTCATTCTAGGTCTACTCATTATAAGATATCTTAATGCATCATAAGCATGATCCTGTGCATGTGTATCCACATCTTCAGGATTAGTCTTTGACAAAGGCATCCCTTGTAATTCTTTTATTAAGTTCGGACAAGTATTAAATATCTGTAAACGTGGTCTTGTTTCAACATTTAGTTGTTTTAAATATTCGTGTATCTGCACTTTACCTGCTATTCTATTTTTATCGGCTCGTCTTAATTTATGACCAGACTTTGTTAATGCTTCACCTATGGTAGGACCAGTATAACCTGTCCTTGCCCATGCCGAAGTATCTAATACTCCGGGAACTGAACGATACTCTTGTTGTTCATATTCAGTAATCATTTGCCCTAGTGCCTCCCCTGTAAGACCTTTTTTGTATAATTCTCTATATATAATGAGAGTCTTATCTTGTGGATCAACAGCAGCCCATAGGCAACAGCTTTCCGAAGCATAACCATAGTCAATTCCTTTTACTCTCTCCCAATGTAAGGGCAGTTCAAAAGGAGTAACTACATGTACAGATGGATCAAACTCTACAAACGCAGCACCTTCATTAACCTCCCAATTGCCTTCTAATAGTTGTTTTCGTTGGATTGGAGGTAGTGAAAGGAGCATACGCTCATACTCACCATCTTGTGCTAGATATGGATTATCCATTAATCTAGCCGGAATAAACTTTCTGGTTAAACCATCTTCCCCTATAAAAGATTTGTTAGGGTCTGTTGGTTCTAAATATCTTTTCCTCACCCAGTGAGCACCTACACCACCGGGATTTGCCGTACAGCGTAGATAGGTCTTGATCTTTGGATCGGTTGTTCTTAGTCGAGACGCTAAGTAATTCCAACCGAACTCGGTAGGTAGGTGGGTGATTTCGTCAAAACCTATCCAACTATACGCTTGTCCTTGATACCTATATACATCTGCATCTTTTTCCAAGAAGCCAAATTCTATCTTTGCACCACTTGGAAAATTCCAAATCTTTTCCACTTCTCTAAACTTAGTTCCGGGAAAAGCTCTTGGATATAATTCTCTGCTCTTATCTATGAGTTCTCTCAACTCTGGCATAGACCTTCTAAGTATTAAAGCTCTATGTCCTTTCATGTGACAGTTCCTTAAAGGGTCTATCAACATGGCAAAACTTTTACCACCTCCGGCTGCACCTCCGTAAAGGACATCCTTTTCACCTGCTGCTAAGAAGTCGGTCTGTGGACCTTCATTCGGCATAAATGCCACGAAGGAATTTGTTGCATCAAGATGTTGTTGTACTGAATCAGGTAGGGAGCTAACTTCAGTCTCCGTTACTACCTTCCCCTGTTTTGATACTGTCTGTTCATCCGATGCACTCTCAAACTTTTTGACTGTGGTCTCTTGTTGTTTGAGTGTTTGCTTTTTGGAGCGTAATTTCTTTTCGAGTTTTTCAACTGTATTCCTTTTACGTTTTAAAGCTTGCCTTGCAGTAATTTTCTTTTGGTTCTGCTTAGTAAAATGATAAGCTGATTTAGAACCTTTAGGTCTACCACTCTTCTTACGAGGCGTACCATCCTTATTAAGTATAGGGTCACCTTTAGAATCTGTCAAGTAAAGATTCGAATTTATTTCCGATATCTTCTTTTCTTCCGTCATACTTTTTATCTATATGTTTCTTTAATCCCATGCGAGACATGCTTCTATTTGTACTCGCTTCAAGCCAATCTACAGCTACTGCTAGGCTTATTTCATCACCATGTACCATTTCAGACACTACATCTAAAGCATGAATCTGTGTAGGGATAGGTTTAAGATAGCCTTCTGTCTCTGCATCTAACTCATACCCGTAAGGGATAGTTGATGTTCTCCTTTTAATATAGCCTTCAGGTATCATTTTTTAAATATTGGTTCAAGTTCGTCTTGCATCTGTTCAGAATATGTAGTTTTTATATCTTCATACCAGATATTACCTACCTTATCTACATGAGTCCATTTTTCTCCTTCCTTAAATAAATAACTAGGAAAAACTTGTGTAGTTAAAATCTTATCTGCTTCTTTATCTGCTACTTCTTGTTTTTTATTCATTTTTATACTGGACATACATAAGTTCCGGTTCTATCTGTATAACATAATCCGTCTAATGGTTGATAAACACTACAACTAAATAATAAGAAATACATACCAACACCTCCAATTATCCAGATTAATCCAGTTATAGCCCAAGTAGGTATCTTACTCATGTTTAGTTTCCCAATCTTCTATAGCTTTCCTAATACTGGCTTCAGCTAAGACACTACAATGAAGTTTAATTGGTGGTAGTTCTAAGGCTGTTGCGATATCCTTGTCTTTAATTTGTTTAGCTTCCTCAACTGTCTTCCCCTTTAGCATATCTACAAATAGAGTACTCGATGCAATAGCAGAACCACAGCCATAGGTTTTAAACTTAACATCCTTTATTAAATCTCCTTTAAGTTTTAACTGCAGTCGCATGACATCTCCACATGAGGGAGCACCAACCATGCCTGTTGCTACACTAGCATCATCAGGATCAAACCTACCTACTGAATGTTTCTTCGGTTCCTTGAGAACACTTGCAAATCTATCTAATACTTGTTGTGAATACGCCATTATTTACTTCCTCTGCCTACATAGACGGCAAACCAGCCAGCTCCTGCTCCTACGATTACTGATACAAAAGCACTTTGAGCATTAGTAGGATCAGGCATTGCCATAAACCATTCCGTAGTTCTGTAAAAAGCTAATCCATACAGAGCAATTAATAGTCTTGGAAAGACTCGCCATTTGTCAAAGCCCTCTGCATAGTTATACCAAGTTGGTAATTCTTGTTTCTCATTTTCATTATCACCATCAATGTTTATTATTGTAGTCTTATCTGCCATGTTAAAAGAGAGTTATTCTATTTAACAATAGAAATAATAAGCCAAATAAATAAGAAGATGTAGTTATAATTATTACATATTCAAAAGTTCCTAGCTTAAGTTTCATCGTATTCTACATCCTCTGCTTCAGCTTCTATCGGTTTCTTATCCGGCATTAAGAATATTCCTGCTGAGACTTGATGGTTAACATCTAACTTCTCAGTCTTGGAAACTCCTACTCTATCCAGAACCGACTGAGCAGCTACAATCTTATTGTTTGCTTGCGGTATAGGTCTATCAGACTCCATGATCTCTAAAAGTTTGAAAGCTGCTTTAGGAGCATTGTGAGCTAAGACATCCTTAGTTAGTTCCAACACTTCATTCTTTAAAGCTTTTGAGACTTGGTAGTGTCCTGTATAACCAGCTATATCTGCTGCCTTCTTAGGGTCTCCTTGTGTTTCTACTAGACTGTCAAGAAAGAGTTGTTGTTTATCCGTAAGTTCTCTAGGTTTTGAAAGACTTGGTAATATACTTTCCATGTAAACTAGTATACAGTCGTATGCTAAAAAGTCAAGAAAAGACTTGACAGAACTCTCTCTCAACTGTATAATGAGGCTTGTCCGGTAGGCAGGTTAGACCTATAGGATTCCCACCAGCTCTATTAGTCTTAATAGCCCGACTTATTCTAGTTTACAACCCATTTCCCTTAAAACATTCGATCACTACATATAGTATGGATGGAGGGTGGTTGGTCTCCTGCAGGGTACTCTTAGACCTTTATGGATGGCAGACTCTTTAAAGCCTACCAGCTCCTCAACTCAAATAGATTATCAAAAGGAGTAAGATACTGTGCAAACTATAGCATCTTTGTAGTCGGTAAAGACTGTAAGGTAGATATTAGCTTTGATCTTTAGAAAACTAAGTAGACTTTACAGTGCAAAGCAGGAGACAACCTAGATTTGTATGTAATCCCAAGTATGGTCAGGTTGATGAGAATTTAAGAGATAGTTCTGTCCATAAAATCTGCCAAGACTTTCTAGTTTACAAAGTTTGTGAAGTCTTAAGTGTTTATATTATAAACATTAACTTCACAAACTTTAAAGATTTCAAAGACTTGGCAGATTTTTCAGTAGCAGACGTAAACGAGCGTCTACAATATAAGGACAAAAGAGTATCTCATAATATATTCACCTTATCTTCATCGTCTTTTTAAGCTAGCAAATCTAATATCCCATTAAAGTACTCATAAAAGTCTAGCTGCCTTTTCACATCTGAGTTACACGAATCTTAAAGGTCAAATAAGTGTGATGAACTAATCAACCTTAAATCTGAATCTTGTGTCTGCTTGTGAAACCCAAGAACTTTCTATCGTTCTTGTGCGGTCAATTGATATACTTACATAGCTTTTCTCCTTTACCTTTTTGTGAGCCCGTCAGGCTTGTGAGACTCACAAAAAACAGGAGAAAATTATGAGTATATTAATAACCTTCAACAACGATGAAACTTTAGAGTTTCACCACGCAGACGAAGCTTATAACAGATTTAATGCAGAAGTTCATCTTGACACTTATTTGTCATCTGGACTTCGTGTTAAAAAACTCAGATGTGAAAATTCATCTGATTTTATGGCACTTCAAAGTTATATTGATTTGCTTAACTTAAAAATCCAATAAACCTAAGGAGGTATATTATGGATACAACTTTTGATATTAATAAAGTAGACGATGAGCGTTTACAAGAGCCTGCTTCTTATGGACAGATAAGAGCTATCTCTTTTAAATTCTCGAAGAATAAACCTGCCAAAGATAAATGGGCTTACCAAAAACAAATCGTAGGTTGTCTTTATGGCTTTGCGAAGAAAGGAGAACTTACTTTCCAAGAAGCTCATAAGCTAATATCTACTACTAAAACTTTACCGAAGAAATACAAAGATGCTATAGCACAGTATCTTGCTGATAATCCTGAAGTGAGTTAAAAGGGAGAAAAAAAGGGTAGGCTTTGAGTCTGCCCTTTTTTTATGTCTAAGAGATTTTTATAGACTGCTGAAGCAGGCTTATTAATTCCTGCAGACCAACCAACCTAGTGAACAAGGACTAAGATTTAATAAGACTTAGGACTATTTGAATATGAACATCAGTTTTTGAACTCGTGCCACTTATTGATGGCGATTTTAACTGTACCTTTTTCTTAAATTCCTTGTACCTTTTTATCAACTGTACCTTCAAAACCTGTACCTTAACTGTACCTTTAGCTGTACCTTTACTATTATAACTAGTGCTTCGCATTGTTGGTCTAATTCAATAGCCCGATCTAATAATTTAATTAACTATTTATAACTAGCATAAGATAGTTGCTTTTTTTGGTGGATTGTGGTAGACTTTTAAGGCTTTGGCAGAACTAGTTTACTACCAAAGCAATATGTTTAATAATGGAGATAGATATGTTGATATTTAATTATACAAGTAAAAAAGTATTGAAACAGAGGGTTGGTAGTTCATTAAATTATACAGAAACTTCTATGTTTGGAGAAGAGTATAAGAATAATGGTGTTTTAACAGGATCAAACAGACCTAGTATAACAGGGATAAAAGGTAGAGAGTTCTTTGCTAATGTAACTATGGAAGATGGTTTAATTTCAAAGGTTGAATAGGAGATAGCTATGAGTAATGTAATAGACTTTAAAACACCTTTACAAATACATGAGGAAGGTGTTAAACAAGCCAAGAAAGCTGTTGAAGAATGGTTATTTCATTGGCGAATGACTAATCCAGAAGCGAATGAAGAGTATGGTGAACCTCTATACTGCGGTTTTGCTTGGGTTAATATAAGACCAGCAACTACTAAATTTGCTAGAGCTTTAAAGAAAGAAGGGATAGTTGAATACAGATCACATCTTGGTGGCTATGATGTTTGGAATCCTGCTGATTATCATGGTCAATCAATGGATGTTAAAGAGCAAGGAGCATTAGCTTATGCTAGAGTATTGAATAACTATGATATTAAAGCAACAGCAATATACAGGGCAGACTAGTTTAGTAGGCTACAAATACTGGACACCGAGCCAAGAATGTGCTATACTTTTAGGGCTTTTGTGGCAAAATAATTTTAATAATAATAATTTAAGGAGAGAGAGATATGTCATTTTTAACAACAAGCATTCATAGAGTAAGTAAGGTTGCGGTAACTTCAGCAAAACCTTTAACTAAACACAAAGAAGTTTTAGTAAGAGATATTGTAATTACTGCAGAGGATGGAGAAACTTATGAAATTACTTTATTTTCTAATAAGGATGAATTGATACCTTTGGAGGTAACTTAATATGGATAGACTAACTGATATGGTAGATACCATGATTGAGAATGGAGAGATTGTACTTAATGATCAACCTGAATTTGAAGGAGAAGACGAATGACTTTTGAAAGCAAAGACCAAGCGTTTAACTCGCTTAAAGAAAAAGGTTTTAGATACGATAAATCCATGAGTATTAAAGAAGACAAGTGGTTTATCTTTAATAAGGGTAAGAACTATTCACTTATCACTCCTAAATATGATAGCATAATAGGAACTAGGTGGATAATTAGAAACTTTCGCTAGTTTAATAGACTACAAATAGTGGACAGCGAAGGCAAAATGTGCTATACTTTTAGAGATTTTTGGTGGCAAGTCTAAAGAGATTTGCTTGTGTTTAACAGAGATAGAGGATTTAAATATGTGTATAACGTATTCTGAAAATGGCTCTCGTACTACCTTACCTATCTCCGAAGCACCTTTAAAACAGAAGGTACTTTGGAATCTTGGTAATGTCTTAGGTATCAATATCATTCGTATTCGTAAGAATAAGACTAGATATGGTACTCAAGCAGGTAATACTTTTAAAGGCAGACACTTTGGTTTCTATTCATTCTTCACAGAATTGAAAAGACCAGTGCAACCTTTATGGAATAGTTCCATGACTATACTTGAAGATAATAATCTTTACTTGTAGTTGATTTAAAAACGGCTAGACTTATACAAGTACAAGCTAGTGAGGTTGGCAGAGTCCTTAATAAAACTGCCATGATTTAATTGTAGTTGCGGTGTTGAAACTCCTATAAAATCCAGAAGCCTGTGCTATTTTATTATAGTGAGACGAGGAAGGTCGGAGATGAAAGAGCGATAAGACTGAGAAATCCAGACGCTTACGAACTACATAGTGTGGCTACTGTAAAGCCTAGATTAAATTCGGGGTAGGTAGTCACACACTTTTTAATAACTGTCGTAAGGTAACACAGAGTTGAATAGACCGAGAGTTATGAAACACAGTTAAGCATGGCTAGGTGTTGCAGTATACCAAAGTTAGAATAAAAATGGGCAACCTCTAACCTTAGTCATGCACAGTTTAAGTGTGGCTCTAAAAAGCAGGAAGCGTAGAAGCTGAAGCTAAACTGATTATTATAGTCACACACTTTTTAATATGGTAGAGATGCTGTTGGTTAAGTAAGCCGTCTGTAAAATGGTTCTCTCTGAGTATGTAGGTTCGAATCCTACCTCTACCACCAGTTTTTAATAGAGGAGAAAACAAATGACTAAATATAGAGTAGAAGGAGAATACACTTATACAGTATTCAAGATAGTAGAAGCTAAGAACGAAGAAGAAGCAATACTTACTGCACAAGATAGTGAACCTTTATGTGCTTGGGAAACTGTTGAAAAAAATGGTTACGAAGAATATGTAGAGAGTGCAGTTGAGGAAACACAAGATGCCTAGTTATAAATTATTATCACAAGGCAATCCTAAGACAGATAAGAGCAATAAGATACAGGATAAATACAAAAGTAGGATTATGTATCTAGCTCCTAGTGATTTAGCAGATGGCAAGAGAACTGTTTGCCCTTATGCTAAGATAGCTATGTGTGAAGAGCCTTGCTTAAATACTGCTGGTCGTGGTGGTTTCATTCCTAGCATTCAGAAGGCTAGAATTAGAAAGACTTTATTATTCCTTGATGAATATGAAACCTTTATGTCTTACTTAGTTGAGGACATCAACAAATTTATAAGAGAATGTCAGAGGGAGAACAAAATTCCATGTGTCAGATTGAATGGCACGTCTGATATTCAGTGGGAGCATCAAGAGTACAAAGATAAAACTGTATTTGAGATGTTCCCTGATGTAATCTTTTATGATTACACCAAGATACCTACTAGAAAGGTTGAGGGAATAACAAACTATCATTTAACATGGAGTTATTCAGAAGCTAATGAGAAATACTCAAAGCTGTTTGATAAAGTTCCGAACAACAAGGCAGTAGTATTCAGAAACTTCTTGCCTTCTATGTTCAAAGATGTTAAAGTGATTGATGGAGATGAACACGACATGAGATTTTTAGATGAACCGAATGTAGTAGTTGGTCTTAAAGCGAAGGGCAAAGCTATTAAAGATTATTCAGGCTTTGTAATTGATTTAATAGAAGCGAGGGCAGTATGAGTAACCACTGGAACGAAATAACAATGGAAAAACTCTTTGAAGAAGGACTTGAAGAAGGCGAGAAGCTAGGTCTACATGGAAATACATTAGAGTTCTTTGCAGAAAGATATGCGAAGAAACATTTTAACGAGAAAGATTAATAGTACTATTGATATAAATGATAGTAATAAAAAAGGAGAAAGATGAAAGCAATACTAATAGATGTAAAAACCCAAGAGATAAAAGAGGTAGAACATGATGGTGAGATACAGAATATCTATAACTTAATAGATTGTAGAGCCTTTGATCTTGTAAGAATAGATGATGTCAACAGTATTTTTGTAGATGATGAAGGTATTTTGAAGGACAATTTATACTTTGAATATTCAGCTAGTGGTCGTGTCTTTCAATTAGCAGGTAGTGGATTAATACTTGGTGTTGATGATGAAGGTAATAGTATATCTCCTACACTAACTGTTGAAGATGTTAAAGGTAAAGTTAACTTCTTACCAGAAGGATTTAAGATTGATCCTTACATAAGGGTAACAGCATGGGATTAATTTTTGGTTATGATTACAATGGTAAGAACATTGAATGGACTTGGAATGTTAGACCTAAAGATAAGGTGTATTGGAAGACTTGGAAACCTAAGAAGGAAAACATAAAGCTTTTAATATCCTTGACAAGCAAGGCAGAAAATGATAAACTTGTAGCAGAAATTTTTGAGGGAATTATAAAAGATGAACACCCAAAGGAAAAGAAACTAACAGGAATTTATAAGGAAAGAAAAACTAATGGATGAATACATAATAACTATCATTGATAGTGATGATGAAACAGCTAACATCAAAAGCTATGCAGAAACTATAGAAGAATTAGTAGACAATATAGTATGCATGGAAGCTATAAAAGCTATAGTCTCTGTCACCAGAGTAAAAGATAAACAGACTTGGAACACTATTGACTCTGAATCTTTAACTCTGTTAAGGGAATATAGACAGGGCATAACAGATAATATTGGTCTTAGAGATATACTAATAGGTAAAGAGGAATTAAATGAGGAAAGCTAAAGGCTTTAAGGAGGTATCAAGAAATGAAAATAAACACAGGTTCAAGCATACCTCAATCGGAAGTGGAAAAAACGTTCGAGTTAGAAACAAGCACAAAAAAAGAAGTAAAAAAGTTAGAGGAAATGGAAGACCTGCATACAGAGGACAAGGAAGATAAAAAGAAATTATTTAAATGGGAGTGGAAGTTATGAGTGAAGATATTGAATTTACTAGAGAAGAACTTAAAGAAATCGAAAAATGTGTAGAAGTTGCTTATAAATCTAACAATAAAAAACCAAAACCATTACCATTAACAGAAGAATATAACTACTCTAACAATAAACATGATTTACATAAATTGTTTGATGGCTTGGATATTGAGCCTATTAAAGATGAAGTTGAAGCTTTATTTAATTACTTAACAGAAAAAAACTTAGGCGTTATGAGACTTTGTTGGAACACTTATGATTACCAACACACATTTGATAATGTGTCGAGAGATGGAGCAGATAAAGACAAGTGGAATTTTAAGGGTATAGATAATGAAGGTAATCCTAAGTTTATTAGATACACTAATGAAACTTTAAATAATGTTATATCTTTTTTAGATAAGAAAGATATAAAATATATTGTTAAAGAGAGGGCTTTAATGTTAAGTATTTATTCTTACGCTGACAGATATTCCTATTTTTATACAACAGGAACTTGGAACTGTAACAAAACCAACTATAAAAATTACAAAAAGACTTATAGTAGTAGAGGGATTAAAGATTTCTACACTAGGTTTTTGAAACCAACTATAGACAGAGAGAAGAAAAACTTTAAAGAATTGTATGTTAATCCAAGATACATATATGATTATAAACACAGAAGCTTTCCACATTTACATTTGTATCTTTATTTATTAACTTTATTTTCTAAAAAACCTACACCTTTTTTAAATAAAGATAAGATTGAGTACATACCAGACGAAGAACAGTATAAAATATACCAAACTTATAGGAGTAAAAAAAATGATTAAAGAACAAGCAAGAAGGATAACTAAAGAAGCTAAGTATCTTACCTATCCTATTACTGAGATAGTAGTAAAGCTTTCTAGTCTTGCCGATGAACATGGATTAGAAAAAGAAATGGATTATGCTTTAGATGAAGTTAGGGAAGCACAAAGAAAATTAGAGAGTGCTTTCTTTAGATGTGAAGATGTATTCTACGAATTAGAAATGAAAGAGAATGAGTATGACGAAGGATGAATTAATTTTAATAACAGTCAATCTACTATTCGTTGCAATAGTTGGCTTGCTTATTTATTTTTTATAGGAGAGGGCTATGACTGAGTATGACGCACATGAAATGTACCGACAAGAGATAGAAAAGAATAAAGTCTCTGCTGTTGAGGGTTCTAGTGGGAAAATAACTTATCATTTCAAAGATGGAACGATAGAGATTTGGAAAAGGAACAGGCTAGGAAGGCTATATAAATTTAAACAAAGAGGAGAAAAGATATGACTGATATAGTACATATGAGAAACGATGTGATTGAAAGTATCACAAAAGGTATTCAAGTTTTATTTGAATACAAAGCTGATGGTGGTATTGTTACAAGTAGAACTGTAACACCAGCGAAATTCTATTCGGATTTCACAGGCTTTACAGGCTACGATACTAATAAGAAAGAGGACAGGAACTTTAGATTTGAAAGAGTTGAGAAGTGGCATGGTCTAGATGATGCGAAAGAATGGGAGATAGAAATTCACCGAGAAGGTGTGCAACTAGAATCTTATACTGTTGTCGCTTCAAGTGAAGATGAAGCCAGAGAAATATTTGAATCTGGTGAATACAACTTTAATCTTAGTGATTACTTTACACCCGATAACGAGCCAGAAGATTCAGAAATTCAAACCATAGAGGAAGTATAATGAAAACAAAACATTTAAAAAATAAAACAACTATAGAACTTACACCAGAAGAAACTAATAATTTTATTAAAAGAGTACATGACATAGAT